GACGATAGCTGATTTCACCGGTTACGAGCTACCTCCAGATATTGACTTACAAGATGTTAGACGCGTCGAATTTAGAGGATAAACAATCTGATGGGTAACTTAAATCAGAGACGAAACTCTAATGTCAAGGACTGGTAATCTTACTTCTGTCTTGGGACCTAGATAAGTAAAATGATTGTTAAAATTAACTGTACTACCTTTAATCTTTTCCTTTTTACTAACGAAATATTTAGAAGTTTGGCCGCTTTCTTCTCCAAAACAGTAAACGTCTTTGTCAATAGCCGTCAATTTGTCGATTGCTTGGTTGGGAATCCGAAATATACCGCCCATCACTACGAAATCTTTCAGTGGAGTAATATTACGATAACTAAGATAAATGTATCTGTCAAGCAACTCATCAGTACGGTTTTGAATAATGAACCTGGTGTCATAGAAGTCCAACTGAATGTTGTTCAAATCACGGTTCTCAACGAATTTAGAAAATAGGTTTTCCTCAGTGATCTTAAAATCTTTCCAGTTAGATAGAGTTATAATATTATAGTCAACAATCACATTCTTAAGTACAACCATATGACGTTTAGTGTCAATCATTCTTTTCATGAAAATTACGAAATGTTCGTTCATATTACCTAATCGTTTCAATACAAACTTGATTTTTGGAATCTTTTCTGACAACGGATTGATATACTCATGATTAACATTATCTTTTTCAAATTTAAGTTGAACGCTGAAACCGTCAGTTCCTGTAGTAGTGAAAACGCCAGGTGTTGCATCTAAATCAATAGTATAATATTCAGTATCATTGTCAACATTAAAATAATCGCTTGGTTCTGTAGCACTTGTACTGTAATAACCGAATGCTAATCCTTCAACTTGTCGAAACAAAGGTAGCTCATCATCGAATGTAACGTGAGAAATTACTTTTAACATGTTAACTAAATTATCATCTCCATATTTGTATTTTTGATGTACTGCACAACTAGCTGGTTGGTTTTGATCAATATTACCGTTCGCATCTGATGCATAAAGTGTAGGGTGATAAACACGTGGATCCGAGTCCATAGTATAGAAAGCATTCTCGTGTTCGAAATAACGTTCGACTGGACAATTAAATGTTCTAGTGATCTCATTTAATACTGCTCTACCATTACTCGTCGTCCAAAAAGTTGATAATCGTTCTCGCACTGTCTCAAGAATGTTCTCCTTGCTTTCTTTATGCAAATAGTTGAAAATAGTAAATACGGTATTAATACGTTTACTGTGACCAACAATTTTTAAGGCTAGATCGGTAATTTCCTGACCATTAAAAGGTAGAATGTTGATAGTGTTTGGATCATAAAAATCACGAGAAAGAAAACTGCCAGTGGTAGTAACTGTATCATTACGACAAACTCCGTGAACTCCTAACGCAATATAAGTGTATATTTTACTGAAACAATGAAGTGGCGTTAATGGTATAGTAATTCCTTTTCCTTTTAGCAAATTGATTAAATCCTCATTCGCATTATTTGTACGCTGCCAAACATTGTAACCACTATACGAAATCATTCTTGGTCTACGCCATGGGTTATTACGATCAAAACCGTCACATACGAACAAGAAAGACTCATACATAGTTTTCAACATTGGAGCGACAGTGTAGTGCATTAATAAACCTAAATTGTTTGAAGCGATTCTTATCGTAGTCAATAGCGTATTGTACGATTCTTTTACTGATGTTTTAACTGTATTGTGACTGAAATAGTTTTTGGTTACAAGGTGAACTCGTGCGCCGATTGCATTTACTCGTGTATTAACTGCGTTAATCATACTTGCTTGACGATAATCATCTGCTGAACATGGTAGATATCCTCGAACAGTTGTTTCAAAAAATGGATACTTTGCTGCTGTTTTACGAGTTAGATTAACATATTCTCCCAAAGGAGCAATTAGATTATAAATCGAACTAATAAATGGATAGTTAGATAATTGTGATTGATCGTAGTTCCGGTTAACAAGAAAACTGAAAACAATACCATCTAACAAATCGTTTAAATCATATTGATCAACTGAAATATTTACTTTAACCCACGATGCATTCTGATGTTTAACAAACACGCCAAACTCAGCTTCCCATTTATTCCATTCGTCATTACAAAAAGTATACATTAAGTTAAACAAAGTGCGTCCAAATCTATGACTATTCCACCAAGCGAGTCTAGGAGTGATGATAAATGCAAAAAGTACTTCAAGCAATACTAAAATGTCTAAATATTCAGTTTCAACGTAAGTGTTTTTCAACTTTAAAATCAATGAACGTGCATACATCTCAGCTGTTAACAATTGACAAAAACTTTCGATATTACCACCTGCTAGTACACTCATAAAATATGTCACTGCTTCACGTGATGTTGGACTATTATTTTTATTATTTATTAAGGTCGTAAGTCTAACGCCAATGTCGTTTTGACCAAATAGGTTTCTGGTTGACATAAGTGACAAAGCTTTATTCATCATTAGTGATCTGACATTCTTATCAATCATAATTACAAACATCGAAAATTTCCAATCATCTTCAGTTGGACAATAAACAAATAATAAATCATCAATCATGGTATCAAATACATGCATACTAACACGATTTGGATAATTTGCTGCCATTAACGTTTTATATTTATTAGCTGTCATTCTGTTGTCAATAACTCGTTGAGTAGCTTGATTGACTAAATATGCTGTGAACTGATCAATATTACTATAACCTTTACAAACCATATCATATGTATTAATTTTTGTAATTATCGTTCTTCCGAATTTGTAAATCTGATCAAAATTAATTTCAGTATTACCATCCATCAACATATCATTGATTTTATTCATAAATGGAGTAACTGCATGATATATTCCATTAAATATTATGTGCGCTCTGTCATTATAAAGTATCTTTTTACCTGCAAGTTTCTTTGAAATAGCTGTATTTTCGTATTCTATAGAAAGTGGCTTTGTACGACAACCTCGCATTACAAGATTACAATTAGCGGCAATTTCTAAAAACGTTTTTAGTCTTGAAAACATCTTTTTATCTTTATAATTATCTGAACTATGTACTCCTACATATGAAACATTTTTAATTAATGATACGTCGCCTATCACAGTCGGGTCACTGATTTCTGGGGCAAAACTATTACCATTCCATCCAACACTAACTTTGTATGCGTTAACTGGAAATGCTTCACTTGATCTAAGTAATGCTGGGTGATCTTGAAAGATTTCAAAATAACGTTTACTTTCAAAAGTTGTCATGTCCGTATCATAATATTGATTAACATATGTATTAAAACAGAATAATGATGGAAATTGTTGGGCACTGTCATCAGTATAATCCATAGTTCTATAGAATGGAACTAAAGTAAAGTCTGAGCAATCAGTTATTCCAAATGTTGTAGTATAAGTGGGAACGTTTGAAGTTAGGTAACTAAGATATTGTGTGGCTTGTTCATCAACTAATTTTTGATCTGATTGTTTGAGGTGGCCTTGAATGTTCATTATTGCTTCAACTGTTAAGGCAGTCTTGGCTTGTATCGTGCTTCCATCTTTATAAGTTATATCTTCTGGTCTTTGTGAATTAGTGATACCTTCCTGGTTTTCAACAAGTTTTGGGTCGACTTTAGGTGTGGATTCATTCTTTGATTCGTCTTTTTCAAAATTATCTTTTTTGTTTTCGTTTCGCGTTTTGTCAGTTTGGTCTTTATCTTCTTCTTCATCTTTTTTCGCTTCTTTTTTCCGATTATCCTCCGAATTCATTTTGTCCTCTCTCCTGGGTGAGTCCAAAGGTACGGTGAAAAAACTT